AGCGTGAGTTTTTTGGCGTTAATTCTGATGATGAAGCAGAGGTTTATGATATAGCAATCAGTGATATTCGGCAATTTCTAGGAAGCTTATAATGAATTATTTTGATATTGAGCCGTTAATAAAAGCTAGGTTAAATGAAACTGTTAACGCATTACCTGCGGGTCACGTTGTTTCATCGTATGATTTAGTTAATGTTAATGAGCAATCTCAAGTCAATCCAGCGATTCATATTTTATACAATGGTGATAATGTAACGACATCAGCGTGTAATAAAATGACTCAAAAGTTTGAACAAAAGTGGCTGATTATTGTAGTCACTAGAAATATGCGAGTAGCGGGCGAGAATAGTGCATTAGTCGACTCCGGTGAAGTTATTATGCAGATGTTAAAAGCACTGCAAGGATGGAAGCCGAGCAATGAGTTTTCACCGCTTCAACGTATTGACGCTTCAAGCTCACCAGCGTATAGACATGGGTTTTCATATTTCCCGTTTCAGTTTTCTACAAATATGATTGTTAATGGCGCAGCGTAGTTTTTTAATATTATTTAGGAGTAACGAAAATGGCAGGTGGTTTTTTAGGTTCAGGTAAAGTTTATGTTGATCGAAAGGTTGGCGGTGTTTTTCAAGGTCTAAAATTTATTGGCAACGCCACTAAGTTTGAGATAAAAGAAAATTCAGAAAAAAAGGAGAGAATCAGCAAAGGTAGAACAAATTACGGTTCTGCATTAGACACGGTTTTTGTAAAGAAGCCGGCAGAAGTAAATTTAACGCTTGATGATTTAGACAAAGATAATTTAGCTTTAGTGTTTCTCGGTAACACGTCAAACCCAAACGTGACTGGTGCATCCATCACTGATGAGGCAGTGACAGGTTATATTGGTAGTATTTTTAAGACTTCCCAGCGCAATATCAGCTCGGTTGTTTTAACAAATGCCGGAGCAACGGTAACGTATGTGCTGGACACTGATTATTCTATTATTGATGCTGATCTTGGATTAATTAAAGTGCTTACTGGCGGGCTTATTACTGATGGCTTGGCGTTATTGGTTGATTATACTTACGGCAGTATGACGAGCAATAAAGTTGAGGGTGGTACTAACTCAAATATCATTGTTAAAGTTTTGTTTGATGGCTTGAACCAGGCAGATCAAAGCAAGGCGGTCGCCAATGTTTTTGAAGCTGTTTTATCACCCACTACGGGTGTTGACTTTTTAAGTGATGATTTTACGTCACTTGAATTGGCGGGCGTTGCAAACGTACCAGCTGGCGGGACAGCAGCTTATGAAGTTGAGTTAGACGTAGTTTACGCATAACAAGAAACAGACACGCGCTATGGATGGCGCATTTATTCTAAAATTATCGAGTAGTTAAATGGCAAATCCAGTAGTTAATATTTTAATACGCGCTCAGGATAAAGCGTCTAAGTCTTTTAATTCACTCGGCAATAATGCAAAAAAAGTAGCTGGATTAATCGCTGGCTATTTTAGTTTTCAATTTTTTAAAAGTGCCGTTGAAGACGCAGCAGCTTTTGAAAAGCAGATGGATACGGTCGCTGCTGTATCTGGCGCAACGGGTGATGCGTTATTATCACTCACAGAAATTGCTAAGGAGATGGGCGCAACAACCCAATTCACAGCAATTGAAGCGGCACAAGCTCTGGAGTCATTAGGTAGAGCCGGTTTATCAGCAGCACAACAAGCAGAGGCACTTCCATCAGTCCTACAATTAGCGCAAGCGAATGGGATTGAACTTGGCCAGGCAGCTAGCTTTATCACTAAAGCCGTGGCGGGTATGGGTCTGGAGTTTAGCGATGCAGCGCGTGTTGCTGACGTTTTAACTAAAGCCGCCGCCAGTGCTAACACAAGCGTTGAGGGATTGGGTGTTGGTCTAGCTTACGCCGCTCCTGTAGCACAAAGCTTAGGACTAACCCTAGAACAAACTGTTGCTATCATGGCACAGCTCGCGAACGCGGGTATAGATGCAAGCAGGGCAGGTACATCATTGAATACAATGATGATTCAGTTTAGCGACCCTGCATCAAAATTTAACAAAGAATTATCAAACCTAGGAATTAACACCACTGACTTCAATGTTGCTTTAGTTGAGTTAGCAGCAAAGGGCGATGCCGGTAAAACAGCAATATTAGCATTAGGTAGCGAGGCAGGCCCAGCCTTAACCGCATTGTTAAATCAGGGTGTTCCAGCATTAACGGCACTCACTGGGCAGTTAGAAGGCTCAGCAGGTGCAGCAGAGAAAGCCGCAGCTATTATGAGCGGTAACTTTGACGGTGCAATTAAAACGCTGGGCAGTTCGTGGGATTCATTAAGGTTAAAACTAGCCACGCCAGTATTAGAACCGCTCACAAATATCATTAATGAAGTAAGCGCAAAATTTAAAGAGTTTGGTGCTAGCGGCGGATTAGACGAGTTTGCCAATAACATCGTACTAACCCTAAATACTGTATACATAACGCTAAAGACTACAAGCGCAGGCGTTAGATTAATATTTAATAGTCTACAGGCAGCCGTTGAAGTGCTGGCCATTGCGTTCTTGGATTCGTTTGCGCTTTTAAATAAGGCCATTGCATCGGTAACTTTCGGCGATGTTTCGCAAAGAGCCGCCGATATGTCGGCTGAGTTAAGTGCCGTCAGTGATGCTTTAAAGATCGGCTTAGCTGAAGACATAAGTGACATCGGTAGCGCATACAGCGATCTAACGACCTCTTTTGATATAACATCAACATCATCAGCCAATGCAGCAGAAAAGATAATAACAGCAAATGCGGGTGTCGTTGATAGTGAAAACGAAAAAGCCGGCACCGCTAAAGAAGTATCAAAAAGCATTATTGATGGAAATAAAAAAGCAGCCGACTCAGCAGCATTATTATTAAGTGCATCGGGAGCCTTAAAGATAGATTTAGATGAAATCAGAGGTATTGCAACAAAAACAGGTATTGACTCATCAAAAGCATTCTCAGATATTGCCGCAAGCGCAGGGTTAACTAAAGATCAGATAAGTTTGCTTGCATTGAAAACTCTAGAATTTGCAAAAACAAAAGGCGATATTGATCTATTAAAGCAGTCATTTGAAAAAGTTGGAGTTGAGGTTGAAAAGCATCCTATATTGCTGCAAAATATCATTGATAAGTATGTCCAGATGGGCGGGTCGTTAGATGATATTCCGAAAAAGTGGAGGGATATTACAGGGGCTGCGAAAGAGTCAATGGGAACTCAGATTAGCTTAATTGACCAATTGGAAGCAAGAGATAATGCGTGGCATGCTAACGCCCGACAAAATATAGCAAATCAAGAAGCCGCGTACATCGCCTCAGTTAATCGGAAGGCCGAAGCGGATAGAGCTGCATGGGAAGAAAAAGAAAGTCGCCGAACAGCCTCAACTTTTAGCCCTCATTCAGACGATACGAAAGCAGCGCTGTCCGGGCTTTCCCAGGAAGAGCAGCAAAGAATCCTTACGGAAGCAGCTAACATAGCAAACTCACCAACTGGTGGCGGGATGGCATTTGACATTCAATCTTATATCAAAGCCAATGCCGGAGCAGCACAAGCGAGATCGGTTAATGTTAATTTTAAAGCTAACAACACCACCGCAACAGCTAATTTTGGCGATCAAAACGAAGCTGATAATTTTATGAACATACTTAAAACGGCAGGGAGCGTGAGCTAATGGCAATCACTTTAGACGCAGTAACATTACCGGATGATTTAATTTGGACTGATGAGTTTACGTGGTCTCCAATCAATAGTGCTGAGAAATATACGCTCACAGGCGCATTGATTATCGAGTCAGGAACTAAATTAAAAGGAAGGCCAATTACTCTTGATGGTGATGACGGTGCAGCATGGATTGATAGAGCTACTCTGTTAGCATTAAACGCATTGGTTACAGCTAATGCTATAATGACTTTAACAACTAATGACGGTGCATCATACCAAGTAGTTTTTGATAACAAATCAAATCCACTACAGGCTAAACCCGTTATTGATTACAACTTACCCATCAGCGCTGACTTTTACACGCTAAACATAAAATTAATGGAAGTTTAAATATGGCAATTACTAAAAGTGACATTAAGTTATTAGAGTCTCAAGAGCTGTCCGATGCAATTACAGGTGGCGGGCTAATGACGCAAAATGAAGTTGTTGATGGTTCAATTAACAATCTCTTTGCAGATATTTCGCGACTTGACAGGACGACAGGGCGTGTATCATTGCGTAAAGCCTTTGCTGCGGTGCA